TTGACCTTCGATATTACATCCGACAAGACAGTATCCTTCAGTGAAAAGACATACAGATCGCCATCTTCCTGTAAAGCGGATAAATCATTCGTCCACGGACACCCCAGTCGTGTTGCCAACTGACGGGCACTCGCCTCTGTATGGCTGTACACCTGACCAATCTGCATACCAACCCGTTGCATAGCGAGCGACAAACGTGTCGCCAGATTTCCGGCTCCGATAATAATTACATTATAATTATGTTCGAGTCCCAATATTTTCCCAATTTCATCATGAAG